ATTTTCTTTGCCTAATTTTTCTATATCTGCCTGTAGATTGGGACTGCTGCCCCAATACTCTTGCCAGTCACTGTCTATTTTACTTCTGATTCGTTTCTTCTTCTTGGTGCCGTTTTTTAATTTTACTGTTTTATATGTGGTTCTACTGAACTTGGCTAATTTTTTACCAATATATTTCCTACCTGAGAAGACATTGGTTATGATATAAACATACCCAACACAATCCTCAGGTAATTCTTCAACGACCGTACCTTGGTAGGTCCAGGTCATTAATCATTTCCAACTTGCAACATGTTGGCTAAGACTAAAACTTTGAATTTCCATACCTAATCTGTCAAACATATATGTTAAACTTTTTGCGGAGTGCATACATACATGGCCGTTACGAGGAGATAGATACCAATATTCACTTCCTGCCGATCCGATGATGTCATTGATCAACGTACTGAATACAATTTGTCCTGAGACAGGATTAACAAAGCTAACAAGTTCGTTAAGAGTCTTCCACGGCGTAGGAGTATGTTCTAATACTTCGAAAGCTGTAACAACATCAAATGTTGTTCCTCTGCTAAATGTCGGTTCAGTTTGCCATATTGGGTCCCAACCGACTGCATTGTATCCTCTTTTATTGAGCTCTTTACTGAATACATCGTTACCTGCACCGTAGTCTAATATTGTAATTGAGGTGTCTTCACCCAACATAGGAGAAAACCAAGTAATACAATCCAAAGGACGCTTGCCACTATAGTCTGGATCTACTAATAAGTAGTCTTTATTATATATGTTTGCAATAAAGTCTTCAATAGACCATTTATCTAAATCTGTAGTAAAGATAAAATCGCAGTCGTTACACTGATGATAATAAACTGGAATACCTATCCAGGGAAATACTTGCTTTTTCTTTTCTTCCTCACAGGTTCTATTGAAATCCTTGACTCCTAGAATAGAAGTATTACCGTTGCAAAGTTTGCAACGGAGGCCTTGGTATGGATTTGTAACGGTTATACTCATTAACCTGCCTTGGCAGCCTTTTCTGCCTTGCGAGCATTTTTCTCGGCAGTGATTTCGTTGCGTCGAGCTTTGACTAGCTTGCTCATTTCAGCTAATGCCTTGCGAGCACGAGTACCTGCGGCTGCATTGCCACCGGTAAATTTACCGTCTTCGGTTAAAAATTCTTCATATGCTGCTGTCAGTTGTTCTAATGTTGATGCCATTTTTTGTTCCTTTTGCTTTTCCTCTAGGCATTACCCTAGGTTTGGCATTGGCTCTGATTTCTTTAAGCCTTGCTCTTTCTTCTTTGGTATTTTCTCTATTTTCTTTGTAGGCTTCCATATTGGCTTTTTTCATTTCCTTACAAAGATTATACATAAATTCCAAACTAACTCTGATCTGTTTTCCTGAATCTAATCCCTTAGTCTGTATAAACTGATAATGATAGTTATGCAAATTTAAACTGTACTCAACGTATTTTGAGTACAGATCTTTATAGGCTTCCAATTTCTCAGTTGACATAGTCTATACTATTGGAGTAATTGGTAAAACCATTTTGTTTAACCACTCTTAGCACGTTATTTACACGGCCAATCAGTTCATCCTTGTGGGAAATCAGATAGATATTCTTATTTCTTTCTCTAGCCATTTTCTTCAGCACAGCTAATGCACTTTCTACACCTGCTGAATCCATTCCTGCATCGACTAACTCGTCAATGAACAATAGGTTAATACTTTGATACAGCCCTTCCCATACATCGCGGAAAGCAAAACTCATACTGAGAATTAATCTATTGCGTTCTCCACGTGACAAATTGTCAAAGTCAAGATCTTGACCTAATTGAGTAATTTCTACGGTGAGATCATTTTGAAACACAACCGTATGTGGTAGTCCCAGTTTGTCAATGTAATAGCTCAGTCGTTTATTGAGATAGCTTAAATTCTGATCGATGATCTTCTTGCGAATAAAACTGTCTTTGTTGGTCAGCAGTTTATGTAGGAATTCTTGATGATCTCGCAGACGAGTGAGGCTGTTAATGGTATCCCAGGATATTTCTTGAATGGCAGTTTTCTTTAGTTCTTGGATTTGTTCATCGTAGGGATTGATATCCTCTAATTTGTCAGACAGAGATTTGATCAATTGTTCTAAATTGTTCTTATGACCTAGTGCTTCTGCTTCGGTATCATAAAAAGGCTCAGGCCTGCGACCTTGTTCTCCTAGATCAGACAACTCCTGTAGTACATTATCATAGTTTGACTGACATTTATCGAGGTATGTAACTGCGTCTTCGAGGTGTTTAGTTGCAGTCTCAGTCATTTCTTCATGTTTGTGATCATGAATATGCTGCTCACAGGCAGGACATTTTTTATCAATAAGGGTTTCTAGTTCTCGACGGTACTTGTTGACTGCCTTTTCTGCCTGCCCTACTGCTGCTTCATAGGTGCTACGTTGTTTTCCTAGATCTCTGATCTTGTTTGAGTTTTCTAACCAGGTCTTAAGGGCACTGTGTAGTGCTATTTCTGCTGAAATATCAACTGCTTCGAGTTTGATAATGGCGGTGCCTAACCTCTGAACTTCTTCTTCTTGCTTTTTATTCCATGCTGAGCTTTTTAATCCCAGACTGTCGATACTTTTCTGAACATTCTCATTGGCAGATTTAATGGCCTCAATACGAAATTGTTCAGAACTAATCGAATCTTTGGTTTCTTTAACACGAGTTTTCAGCAGTTCGGCCTTTTCGCTTAGTAGGGTAATGCCCAAGAGTTGCTCAATTACTTCGCGTTGATCAGCAGCCTTCATGGCTAAGAAGGGTTCTGTATAGGTATTCAGAGCCACTAGATGTTTGAACATGGTATGACTCATGCCCAACATCTGTTCAATGGCCTTTTGAGTTTCTCTACTGTCGCCTTGACTTTCGTCCTCGCCCTGATTGTCTGCTGTAATTTCTTTATTATCTATGTACAGTTTAAGAATATTAGGTTTTCGCCCTCGTTCAATGCGATAGTTGAGACCTTCCTTTTCAAACTCTACGGTGACCAACATGTTTTTACCGTTGATCTTATTGATCAAGTTTTCTTTGCGAATGCTGGTCAGTGCTTGTCCATATAGGGCATAACTGAGTGCGTTGATGATGGTGGTCTTACCGGTTCCATTCCGTGATCCAGTGTCGTCACCTCCTAGGTCTAGGTTGCTTCCTAGCACCAGAGTGAGTGCTTCTTGATCAAAACTCACCGCCTGGGTCTGATTACCAACGCTGAGAAAGTTTTTTACTGTGAGATTTTTAATGCGAAATGTCATAGATCGTTGTAGATGTCCATTAGAATCTTTTTGTCAAACTGATCGCTTTCAATATTGATCAACTGTTCGCTGACAATAGCATCAATACTTTCAAATTTAGCGTCGGGGTTGTCTTCGTAGGTACTGTCTAAATTGCTTTTGTCCTGTATGAGACTGATTTCTCTGATGTCGTAATCATTAACAAATGTATCTTTGATGTAATTTGCTTCTTCAAAACTGATGTCAATATCTAGATTGACACGCAAATACATTTTACTCAGCATGATCTCATCCTTGCGATCAATCAATTCGCTGAGTTTGATAGTTCTAAACTTAGGAGCATCGGGCCAATTGCGATATTCTGGTTGCCCACCCCATTCCATCATCATCATACCGCGATCATCGTCCCAACTATCGGAGAAGTTATGCGGAAAGGCATTGCCGATATAGATCACATTGTTATTTTGTTGTCGTTTATGGAAGTGCCCGCTGAACACATATTCGGGCCCAACAAAGTCTTCCGCTCGCAATTCACCGTGGTCTGGCATCTGCACCATGGCATTCATGAAGAATTTAGGCAGTTCAAAGTGTCCAAACACATAACGGCTTTTAATATTCCGCATGGTTTTCCACTCATCACCTACTAGCCATGGAACTAGAGTAACATCGTCCAGCGTGGTCACGCCTTCTACTACAGTTACTCCGGGGATATGTCTGCCAAATATGCTACTGTGAATATCTCGTTTGTCTTTATAGAACAGATCGTGATTGCCTGGGAACCAGAAAAACTGTTCAAAAGCAGCACCTAGTTTCTCTAGACATCTGATACTGGTGTCTAGGGTGTAAAGGTTCATGCTGTTTCTATTATGACTCCAGTCTCCTAAGAAGATGGCTGTTTCACAACCGGCTTCCTTTGCTTCTGCAATAAACCAATCTACAAAATCTTCACAGTCTTGAAGATGTACGACGCTGTTAGATTTAGCACCGACATGAAGATCTGTAAAACAAGCGACTTTTTTAAATAATGCCATTAAATTTCTCCCTTGCTATTATAGCAGAGTGTTGTTTAAAGGTCAAGGAGAGTCTTCTTCGTCACCGACTGTTTCTTCGCTTTTGGGCATACGAGCATTTTTATAGATGTTGGCCTGACGGGCAGTCTCTTCAGCATACTCGTGTGCGTGTTGTCTGGTGCTACTGGGAGTTAATCCGTGTTCAACCAGCATGTCATCTCGAATATTTTGATTTTTCTTTTCGATATTTAAAATACGTGTAAATGAATTTGTTACCGCTGCGGTATAATAGGCAAAAGGATTTTCGCTTTTGCTTTCATCAAATTGCAGTCCAATTTGACTTAATTGTAGTATAGCCTGACCTCGCATTTCTTCAATATAGGTATAACCACGCCAATTACTGCGTTGAGCATACCGTTCACTAAGTTTGATAAACATTTTGCCTAGCTCTTCTGTGATTCGTCCCTGATCTTTGTTAAAACGTCCTGTGTCCATAGGACC